TGTAACGGAATCTGAATATGTAACGGAATCTGAATATGTTTTTGAGGTCATACTAAACGTATTAATAAATATATAATATTATGTTTAATTTATATATTTATGAATATGTTTATTTAATTATTATAGGATTTATAGTTTATAGTTTAGGCCCAACTTTGTAAACTTTGTGCATATGGATTATTTTTAAAAGCATTTAATAAATCAGGTTGTATACGTTCACATCCATGTGCTTTATCATTATAGGCTGGTGTATTTAGTTTGCCATGAGTTTCTTTACTAGGTATTATATTTACAGTATTTTGCGGCATCATAGTTCTATTATTACATCTATCATTATCTAATTTTGAAATACATATGTTTTCGTGATGATTAAACATTTGTGTTCCGCCGGGGTTTGGTCTACTCTGATAGGTTTTATTCGTATTATTACGTTGATTATAGGCGGCTTCATAGGTTTGATTTTTTTTTATCATTGAAGGACCTGGATTACCTTCATAAGAACATCCCGTGGTGGTGCGCTGACCTTGTGAAGGAGTATAGTTGTTGATTAAATAGCCCCCAGTACCTTGATTCGATTGATTATTAATATTTAAATGATTATTATCTAACATATTTTCGGTCGTTTCACGTATCGTTGTTTTTGTTTTATCTTGTGGGTTATGTGCTGGCTGTTTTGAGACCGCCGCCCCAGCATTACCACTTTGCCGCAGTGAGCCAATTACGTTCTCTTTTCTAGATGGTCGTAATACATCTAAGATAGGTGTGGCTATTGCCTTCATTGTACCTTGTACAATACCATAGGGCGTTTCGGGTTGTGTGGTTGCTCTATTATTAGGTAAGTTTGCATATGATTTCATACCATAATCAGTTTCTGTTGCACTGGATTTTCCTGCTGCACTAGGATTTATAATTTGGGTGGGGCATAATTCATGGCGGTGCGGGGCATTATATTCACCCTTGACATAGGTAGCTTCGTTATCACCACCAGCACCAAAATACGAGCAGGACGTAGTTGTACGATTGACATCTTGTAATACATTTACACTCCGTGTAGTTTGTGCTTTTTCGGCACCAGTAGTCGTGAACCATCTAGATGGTCCCACACTATAATAAGTATCGGGCATTTGTTTTTCAACTCTGCCTTGTTGCTCTACATTTGCATATTCTTTGATGGAACTATTTGCCGGACCTTCATGTCCTGATAAAAAATATGTTATTTTGGGGTTGGTTTCTGTCCGTAGTTGATTCACGGACTTGGGTTGCCAACACTCTCGGGATTCCATTCCCGAGTTAAAACCAGCACCAGCATTGGAATTAAACCCCTTATTCAGTCCCGGAGCAACTTTTTCTTCCTCCCATGGCTTGACATTGGCCATTCTTACACTAGGGTTCATGCGCGACTGATAAAAATCGCTCGCATTTGGTGCACCATGTGCATGCGAGAAATTAGTATCGGGTTTAAATAAAGGACCCAGCTCTTTTTTTCGTATCATTTGAGAACCTTTACCTTGCATTTGATCCAAAACACTTTCGCCTATATCGGCAGAGATGGTCGCACCAGATATTCTTCCGCCAAAAAAGGGAACCATGTTATTATGTTTAAAATTTTTTTTCACAATTGGGTCTCCGGTTAAAGAGACAATATCTTCTCGACCACCACCCACACTTTCTTTGGGGTTGGTGTCAGAAACCTTATCATAAATTTTTGTGTTATAATACTTATCTGTTGTTTGATTTGCTGAATGGTATTTATGCACATTATCATCACTAACAGGCTTGATTTCTGGGTAATTTAAAGCACGTTGTTGTTTTCCAATATACTGATTCTCAAATCCTTCTTGCTTTAATGTATTTTTTTTGTATTCAGTACTATTATATGCTGTAGGTGTTTCGCTTTCATTTTGTTTAGCTACTATATATAATCCACCTAATGCTAAAATTGGTATAGCTAACATTGACATTATATATTAGACTCATATATTTTCTATACTTAAATGATGCATTAAATACTAATCATTTACTATAGAAAATATATTTATTCTCTAATTATTATTCTCTCATATTTATTCTCTCATATTTATTCTCTAAAAATCATTATTGACACAAGGATATTTTGTAACATGATTATCTTTTTCTGAGATGCGTGTGCTAAAATTAGTGGTGAACGGGATTGTTGCGTGATCTTGAGGATTGGTGCTCAAAAAACCTCGATTATCTTGTTCTAAATCACGTGCTGTCCATGCAGGGTGTGTTGCTCTTGGTTGTTCCGTTATCGGTGCTAAATTTGGATAATTTAATTTGGTACTTTCCACGGAATGAAGTTTATAATCATTTAATGCGAAACAATCCCTGGATAAGTTTCTGGTTAACCCTTTTAAATCACTACTTAGATTGATGATATTAGTATGTAAATTAGCACCCCATCTTTGCAATCTGATAAAAGGATCCTCCATAAAATGTGGTGAAGAGCCATTACCAGGCACGTTTAAAGTATATTTACCTGGTCCGGTTGATTCTTGTAATTGTTTTTCTATACGACATGGATCATCATGAAATCTGGTAAATGCCATTTATTTATATATATACATTATATATTCTTCTAAATGTTTTGTTTATGAGACAATACTATTTTTATTCACATCCCATGTGTACGTTTTACTAGAATATATCCATATAGTACCTAATTTCCAGGCATCTGGATCACCACCGGCTTTTTCACTTAAACTTGCCATATATTTGTCTATTGACCAATGCTTATTTTCGGTGGCCACTACTGGTAGATATGTTGCACTTGCACCTGTATTCAGCTTTACACACCCTCGAAGATTTAAAATCGCACCCTTTATAATTTTCTTAAAATAATATAGATGGTTAAACATAAATCAAGAGATTATAAAATATCAGCAGTTGAATATTATTTAAATAATAACAATAATGATGGATATAATAGTACATGTAAGATTTTTGGTTGTTAAAAAAAACACACTTCGTGATTGGTTAAAAGATACAAAAAAACCAAAAATCTTACCAGAAAAAATAGAGAACCCGTTTCTTATAAAATTACTAAACAACAAGTTAATAAAGTCTTAGAATTATTAAAACAAAATGAACAACTTACAATGAGCGAATTAGTAACTGAATATGAAAAAGCTATATCCTGTTTTTGATACAACACTGCAACATTTAGGACACGTCTTAAGAGTTAACAATAAGACCAGAAAACGAACAAGACACGAACACTTTCCAAAAGAAAGATATAAGAAACCAATTCAAAAAAAGGAAGAAATTAATAAATTTTTTTATAAACTTAATAAATTTTCTTTTGATAAAGTTATAAGCTTGGATGAAACCAGTATAGGTTGAGCATTACAACCAGCGTATAGTCGTTGCCAATTAGGTAAAAGATGTATAATTAAAACAGATAATCCTTTTGTATTTCGTAAATTTACTTTATTAGTTGCAATTAATAACAATAAATGTATTAGTAAAGAATTATATGAAAAAAGTGGTATGACAAAAGAAAGATTATTGGAGTTATTACAAGAACATATATTTCCTAAATACAAAAATAACTTAATCGTATTAGATAATGCAGGAAGTCATAATAATGAATTTATAAAAAATGCTATTATTGAAAGTGGAAATGACTATTTATTTATCGTTCCTTATACACCAAAAACAAACACAATAGAACAATATTTTAATCAAATAAAAACATACCTGAAAAAAACACTGAAATGTTGAAGATTTTAATACATTAAAAATAAATATTAATAAAGCAATCCGTAGAGTTAAACCAGAAAATTATAAAAATTATTTTAATAATGCTTATGATTTTAAAGGTAACATAAAATTACAACGAAAAAATCTACAAGACGACGAAAACAAAAACGATATAAAAATTAAAATTTAAAGTAATATTTTTATAAATAATTTTACTATTTTAATACTATTATTGCTTTAAAATTTTTGGAAAAAAATAAATATTGATATATATATATATGGAACACGATCTAATAAACATTTCAGTGGTCCAAAGATCCAAAGCTATATCGATCAGCTGTACGGCAAGAAATATACAACCATGTATAATAAATGGAGAGGAATTAATCATAAAAACTCATCGCTATGATAGGACATATAATAATGAAAAAAATGCTTATATATTATTACAGAATGAAAACTTTTTACCTAAGTTAGTATATTTTGATGATAAAAACCTAAAATTATGTATTACTGACGTTGGTGACGCTTTACCTGTAATAAAAAATATCAACTTGAAATATTATGAAAAGGAACTTGTTAATATAATAAATATTATGCACGATAAATATAATATATTTCATAATGATTTGAGACCTAAAAATATATGCATTGATAAAAATAATAAAATTAAATTAATTGATTTTGATAGCGCCTGTAATAAAGAACTAGAAAATAAATATATTTTTAAAGATAGGGTGTATGATTTTCCTTCTTTTTATTTTTAAAGAGTATAAAAGTGCGGTTTTAAATCTTCGAGGGTGTAAATAAATTCCTTGTTTGCCATTCATCCTAAAAAAGCGCTTAACATTGATAGCTTTATATTTTTCCCAGGTATATTTTGGCTCGAGTAATTCTAGTTTGATATTAAAATTATCTATATGATGGTTGCGATATGGTATTTTCCATCTATTTTGGGATATTTAAAGGTTCTCATTATATATATGTTTTTTTAAAAATTAATTTGGTGTAGGCAATGGACGTTGATCATCTTCTATTACTAATGGTTGTGGCATGATAATAGGAACTCTCTCAAAAAAATCTTTTTGTGGAATATGTTTAAGATATGGCTGCACGGGTTTTTGCGGATTTACTAAATTAGAAGCATTAATACCAAATAAAGCTGATTCAATTTCAATAGGATTATGTGATAATACATCACGTGGAATATGACTTGGGGTATAGCCAACACAAGGTATAGCTGGATTTAAACAAGTCCCATATTGGGAATGTTTGTAAAATTTATAATTATGTATATTATTGTATGCATTTTGTTCTAAATAATAATCGTTTGGCATGTTTTTATTTCGGGTCGAAGCCATAATATTATATAACTATATATTATTCAATAGCATTTTTTTATTTTCTTCATTTATTACACCTGCTTTATATACATCACAAAAACATTTATGTGCTATGTCAAATAAATCATAGACAAATAATATTTTAAATAGATCATAGTCATCATCTCCGATAAATGCTATAAATTTTGAAAATTTTTCACTAGTTTTTATTTTATTTATTATTTCGCGCAATTGCTCTGTGTTTTTTAATTTATCAAATAATATTTTTGTTTTTTCTTCAATAATATTATTGTCCCATTCTTTTAATGAAAATGCTTGCAACATTTGCGCTCGATATATATCTTCTTGAATATCATTATCATGTAATTTATAAGTACAAACAAAATTATGACAATACATTATTACATAAATAATAATACATTTTTTATATTATTATTTATTTATTATTTATTATTTATTTTAATAGTCTTTGTCTCTATTTAAATCCCGCGAGGGGACACCACCTCGGATCCAACCCTGTGCGGCCGAGCTTTCACATATGTTTGAAGGGTTAGTAATTGTATTTTTCAATGAATCGAGCATAGGTGTATTGCGGTAGTCAATATGACATATTTCACTTGAAGGATTGGCAGTTTTCCGATTATTTGCTAAATCGCCTTGTATTAGTTTTAATTCCAATACCGGATTGGATTTACCTTTGCCTAAAAAGGGAACTGTTAAATAAGGACGTTGATTCAATGATAATTTACAATTGTCTCTACTTAAATTAGTGATCGACAATTTGGAATTATTATCGATATTACAGCCATTTATCCCAACCTGATGACTACCCTTAAAATTAACATTTGGTTGGCTCGTAGCAAAGCTAATAGCTTTGGACATTGGACAAGATGGATAAAAATTATTCAACATATAGGTCGATGCTTCTGAATTTTGAATATTTTTTTGACTTATTCCACATTGATCATCGTATATTCTAGATTGACCATAAAATTTATAATCATATACAGATGCCATTATATAATGAATAAATATATTATTTTTTTATTAATATATTTATTTATTGTGTTGTCCATCGGTGTGTTCCACCTTTTGTACAAGCTAATTCATGACCATCTTTACAGGATATCATATCACCATAACACCATTCTGCAAATGATTTTTGGTCATTGGGTGTTTGTGTATTCGGGGTGCTATACCATTGGCGCATAGACCGATCCAATGTAAATTTATCTCCTAAATCTTGAAATAATTTTTCTTTGATGGATGGATCATTAAAATTATTCGCAACTATGTTTTGTACATCATTGTTTATTTTTTCTTCAATATTTTTGTCAAAACATGGGGCAGCCGGTTTTCTGTGTGGGTTATCTGCTCTTTCGGGTGGTAATATATTCATGACAGGGTTTTTAGTGGTAGGTAACGTAAAATTTTGTTCTGTTATTGATACAGCGGGGTATTTTTTTCTTTTTCCTGTACCATTATTTGATTCCTGCTGCTGATAAAAACCTTCTGTAGTATTTTTTGTTTT